CCCTTGCATGGAAAATCGACCATTGGGACGAATTGGCGGAACAGGCCATATCGGACGCCGAAGCGAAGGGAAAGGGTGCCCGTCCGGCTGTGCCGCAGAACGACAATACCTCGCTGCCGACGTTCCTGAAATACTGCGCGGCTCTCGGACTGGTTCCCGAGGAGGAGAAGCCGGCGAAGCCGGCGAGGGGCAAGGCCGCCAAGCCCGAGGCGACTCCGGTGGCGGATGAGCTTGAGGAGTATTTGGCGAAAATCAGCTAGGAGGCGTCATGGGCATCGGCGAAATCGACGACGATGCCCATGGCATCACCACGCCGCGCATATTCACTCCCCCGCTGCGCGAACTGACGCCGGCGACATCAAACGGCTACGCGGTCATCGAGTTCGCCGAAAAGTTTCTCCACGTGCATCTTTACCCGTGGCAGAAATGGCTGCTGATCCACGGGCTTGAGCTTCTGCCGGACGGCTCCTACCGGTTCCGCCGAGTGGTTACCGAGGTCGCGCGTCAGAACGGCAAGACCACGGTGATGAGCGTGCTGTGCGCGTGGTGGCTGTTCGTCGACTCCACTCGCCACCCGGAATTGTCGCCGGCGTGGAAGTTTCTCGTGGTCGGTGCCGCGCAGACGTTGGATAACGCGCGCGCACCGTATCAGGCCGTGCTGAACTGGTGCAATCCGAATCCGGCTTCCGAGGGCGAGGCCGCTCTTGCGGTTCCGGTTTTGCAAAAACGTGTGCAGCGCGTCAACAATTCGCATGGCGAGGAAGC